TACCATAGCTATAAACAAGACCAGCCCATAGAGGCGTGGTCGGAGTTGAGGTGAGCATGGGCAATTTTTACAAGCACAACGATGAAGTCCATTACTTTGATGATTGGCAGGATATTCCTGACGGCATGACACTCCTCACGCCGGAGGAGGTTGAGGCTCATCTTAATCCCGTGCTATCAGACGAGGAACTTGCCCAAAAAGCGAGGGCCGAGAGGGATTCCCTTATTGAAGCGATCGACTGGAGGCTCTCAAGATACGAGCGTCAAGAGCGGTTAGGCATTGAAACGACCGATACGGCGGGGTGGTATCAATCCGCATTGCAGTATACACAAGATTTGAGGGATGTGCCCCAACAAGAGGGATTCCCTCACGATATAGTATGGCCGATACTGGAGGAATAATATGGCTGACACAAAGAAAAGCATAAACCAACACACCAAGCGGGCGTTTTCGTGGGATACCAATATCCTTGTTCAACCACAGAGCGGGGCAGGATCATCTCCGACTGATGGAGAGCATTTCAAGGTCGATCTGGGCGAGATGGAGGAATTGCTTGTTAAAAGGTCGGATATAATGAACAACCTCATCACGGAGGAGCCGGGCGGGGTGTTGGATGCGAGGCAGGGGAGGGTACTCAAAGAGCAGACTGACGCAACGGAGGGGGAGGTCATCAACGCAAGGCGGTCGGGATTCCTCTCTACCACCTATGAAAGCCTCGGCGGCAGGCTTGATGCGATAGACAGACAGATCGCCACCTTCGCAAGCCTTGACCCCAACAAGTACTGGGGGCTGTTCTACTACGAAGATGACGGAACATTTGAGCGGACAGGGCGTGCAGCAGGGCTAACGGCGGCAAGACACAACGGAGCCTATGATCCATACCTTCACAACGATTTCGATTTTGAGGCTCCTTGGGCCGGAATAAAACATCTCAAAGTCAACGCTGACGGCGAGCTTCTCGCTTATAAGGGCCAGCCTCAATACGAGACATCAGACGGCGAATGGCTTGGAAGAATCCCGAGGATATACAGCGGAACGTTCTACGACACGAAAAACGGGCGCCCCGGGGTTCATCATATCGTGTCTATGCTCCCCCTCAACGGACTTGTCGCAAACGGATTCTACGGAGCTGACGGCGAGCTTCTTGATGAGGTCTTTGTCGGAAGGGTGCCTATCGGAGATGGATTCGTAACAAAACCGGGGATCCCGATCAAGGTAAACACGAGTATGACATCATTCATGTCAAACCTCCAAAACAAGTCAAACAAAGTAGATTGGTATCTGCAAGACCATGCCGTATGGTACACGCTCGTTCAGCTTATGATCATCGAGTTTGGCGGGTACAACGTTAAGAGCTTGATTGGGCAGGGCGTAAATAGCGGGATGCCTTATGGAGGGTCGTATACTCTGCTCGCAGATGTTGTAGACGGCAATGACGTGATTGTAAACTTTTCATCCGCTTACCATGTGGGAATGTTGGTTCAGGTGGGTACAGGCCATACTTCGCAAAACAGGGCGGCAAATAGATATATTGAGGCTATAACAGATAACGGAGACAACACCATAACCCTCACCTTAAGCGGAGAGCCTTTTGACGCTGAAATAGGAAATACTTGCTGTGCGTGGTGGCAACCAGTTTCTACCGATCTGATTGACGCTCTTGGATACGGGAGCGGGTGGATAAAACGCTTTGACAGCGAGACGAGGAGCAATGTTTGCTATCGTGGATTCTGGGATCTTTGGGGTAATGTATGGCAGTGGCTTGCCGGGATCCTCCGTAATGACCTGCAGATATGGCTGTCTTACAACAGGTCTAAAAACAATATCGTATCGAAAGCCGGGATAGAGTCCGATAGCGATTGGTTTTATTCGGGGGTGAGTCCTAATCTCCCGAACGGCTATCAGAAGTTCAGGATCCCCCACCATTGGGAGAAGGGAATAAGTTATCTCCCGCTTGAAACGGGAGGAGGCGCCGGATCAGGCTCATGGCTTGCGGCATATTTGTATTGGTTTAATGATAGTTATATGAGCATTCGTGCCGTTCTTGTTGGTGGCGGCTGGTACAACGGGGCGAATGTGTCTCCGTTCTACTGGAATGGGAACAATTCTCCGGGCAACTCGAACATCAACATCGGCGGGCGTTGCGAAATTGTTGGGTCAAATGCACGCAGGCTATCCTGTAAGGCCCTTGTATCCCTGCCGAAAGGCGAGATCGCACAAAAGACAAGTCGGTTAGTAGTTGAGAGAATACGAAAGCTGATCAGTGCCAACAATGACCCTATTGTCTATGAGGGGGCGTTTCTATGAAAACGTGGAAGGATATCAAGTTTGAAACAATGTTCACTCTTGAGCAAGCAAAAACGGCTGTGTTCGAGGCGAGCAAGGGCAAAAGAGGTCGCCCTTCCGTTCAGAGGTACATGAACGATGAGGGGCGGCTTGCTATGCTCTTGGACTCTCTTCATAGCGGGGAATATACCCCTCACCCCGCTAAATACAGGCGCATCTACGATGAAAAGGCGAAGAAGCATAGGGATATCCTACAACCACGATTTCGGGATCAGATTGTTCATTGGATGATCATGCTCAAGCTCACGCCCCATATGGAGAGAATCTTGATTCCTCATGCTATTGCAGCGAGGCCTAAAAAAGGGCCTATAATAGCTCACAGAACAATCCGACACTGGGCGAAGCACCATAACGGCCGACAGATGCGATGGGTCGTTCAGATGGATATCAAGCAATACTACGCCTCGATAGATCACAACAGATTGATGAGAAAGCTGTCGAAGTACATCCGAGACAGAAGAGTGTTAGACCTTATCGCCCTTATTCTTGAAAAAGGCGGGGAAGGCTTGCCTTTGGGGTTTTATCTGAGTCAATGGCTTGCCAATTTTTACCTCAACGGCGTAGACCACTACATAAAAGAGATCATGAAATCGAGAAAATATATCAGATATGTTGACGATATTATCATGTTTTTCCCGACCAGAGGGGAGGCGATCCAAGCTATAAAAGGGATAAACGCCAAGCTTGCCGATGAAGGATTGAAATACAAGCACGAGGGGAGCGGGGCATTAACCTTAAAGAAATACGGAGGAGGCGGGTTGATTGATTATTGCGGGATCCGAACCTACGGGCAGGGATTCCAGGAATTAAGACATTCCACTTATATAAGATTCAGCAAGACCTTCAAGAGATTCAAGCCCGGCCATATTTCGCTGAGGCAAGCGAGAGGCGCAATGTCAAAAATTGGTTATTTGAAACCTACAGACTGTAGGTCGTTAAAACGTGTATGGGCCGCTACCGCAGTAGTGTGCAACATGAAGCATATTATCTCGGTAGCTGACAAAGGAGCTTAAATGAACACTCTGAGCATTGTAAAAATCAAAGACGTCTCACCGCATGATGACGAGATCACGCTGTTCCCGACTCAAGACGGATTTTATACAGCTTATCTAAGAACGAATATAAAACCTATACAAGTTCTATATGATAACGGTACTGAACAAAACGAAACCCGTACAGAATACGAATCGGATATGTATATAATCAATATTCCTTTGAAGTTCGATGGTGAGGAGCAGGCTCTCTCATGGATTGATGAAAACTTCGATACACTTATAGCCCACCAAGAAGCCCTTCTGTATCAGCACGAAACGATAACAAGGGGAGTGGAGAGCCTGAGGAAGCTCGAAAAAACCGATTACAAGGTCATCAAGGCTATGGAATCCTACCTAAAATCTCAAGGGGTTATTGTGCGCCCGGAAGCGGACGAGTGGAGGAAAGATGTTCGTAAAAGTCGATAAGCAGCTTCATTTTTTGTGGTCGTTTTTCTTTGCAACTCTTATTGGATGGTTTGCTGTTATCTTTGGCGTAGGCAAGGAGGTTTACGACTATACGATGGACAGGAAGGATTTTAGGGCGTGGAGATGGAAAGACGCTGTAACCGATTTACTTTTCGATACGGCGGGTGTTATCATTGGGATGGGAGTAAGGTTATGGCTCAAACAATAGGAATCGCAGGAACGCTTTTGACGATACTCGGAATGCTCATCCGGTTGAGCGTTATCCTGAATAGGGCGGTGGACGGAACAAAGGCGAATACCGAGAGCATTGCAAAGCTCATCGAAGAGGACAAAAGGCTTGATGGAAGGATCACCAGCTTGGACAAGGAAGTTCAGGAAAGAGACCAGAAGATTTATATCAAGCTGACCAAGATCGAGACGGAGGCGGTGTTTATAAGGGATACACTAAAAGAAATGAAGGAGACTTTAACAAATGGCTAAAAAGCTCACTCTTGCTATACTCTTGATCACCTTCGTTATGGGGGTGATTGGCTCGTGGTTCAAGGCCTTTGATATGGAGGATTACACCCTCTTTCTCAAGGCGTTCGGTGTTTTGTATATCCCTCTTATCGCCTCGATCGGCGGCAACTCCGCAATGGAAAAGTGGACAAACTCCAAGGAGCAGAAAAGTGGATAAGTTTTTCTCTTATATTTTCGCCGGACTGATGGGATTGCTGGGGATTCTCTCTTTCGTTATCAAAGGTCAGAAGGGGAAGATTAAAAAGCAGGACACCAAGATCGAGGAGCAGAAAGAGGAGATCAAAAAGGCCAAGGAGCAGGTCAAGGCGACCGAGGAGAAGGCCGAGAAGGTTGTCAAACAGGTTTCTGAACACGTCAAGGAAGAAAAGAAGGAGGAGGCGATTCATGAAGAGCAGAAAGACAAGATTGAGGAAGCTGACGCTGATAGTGCCGTTGATCGCATCAATAGCGCTCTCAACAGTCTTAACAGGTTGCGCAAGTAGCGTTTCTGTTTCGTACCCGCTTTATTCCGAGATTTACCCCCTCCCTGAAAAGCCGATGTACGATCCGCTTCCGAGCGATCCTTATGAGGCCCTCAAAAAGAGCGGGATGTATCTTATCAACGAGATTGAGTATTCAACCAAACTTGAGACGTGGATAAAATATTCTGAGGAATACTACAAGGCGATCCTTGTGACCGCTTTTTGAGCAGGTTTCCTCCTGCCTGCTCTTTGCCCCTTCGGGGGCTTTTGATATGGCTTTGAGCCGCCTGCCAAGATGCAGGAGGGCATAGGGAGTCGTCAAGGCGCCTCCCTTTTTTCTTGCAATCTACAG